GCTACAAGCCCCTTTAAACCCTTTTATCTTCCAAACAATACAGATGCTAGGGGAAGACAAAGAGGACACTACAGGCGTTTCTAAGCTGTCTCAGGGCCTTAATAAAGATGCTGTCAGTAAGCAGAACTCTGCAGCAATGGTTGAGCAGTTAGCGACCATGTCACAACAGCGACAAAAGATTATTGCTAGAAACTTTGCTACTCAATTCGTTAAGCCTTTATACCAGGAAGTTTATCAACTGGTCTGTGAAAACGAGAACGAAGAACGCATTGTTGAGTTAAGCGGAAAGTATGTTGCCTGTGACCCACGTTCCTGGAAAGAGAAGCGTGATGTTGTCATCGAGCTTAACCTGGGCTACGGAGAGCAAGAACGAGAAGCTCAGAAGTATATGGCTATGCACCAACAGTTCTCTACTGACCCAACACTGCAATCTATGTATCAGCCACAGAACCAGTATCAATTGATGTCTAAGGTAATGGAGCTTTCTGGTATCAAAGATGTTGCATCTTACCTGACTAATCCTGAGCAAATGCCACCAGAGCAACCTGACCAGGCACAGCAAATGCAAATGCAAATGGCTCAGAAGCAGATAGAAATCCAAGAAAGACAAACTGCTGTTGCTGAGATGAAGGCACAGATGGATGCTCAGATTAACCAAATGAAACTTCAGCTTGAGAAAGCTAAGACTGAGAACCAACACGCTATTCAGTCTGACAACTTAGACCTCAAAGAAGAACAACTAAGACATAAGAAGCAAATCGCTGCTGCTGAACTGGCCCTCGCTAGACAAGCAGAAGAGATAACTGCCATTGCATCACCGAATGGCTAAATCAAGTAGTAAGGAGAGAGAGTAAATGACACAAGAAGAGCAAATGATTAACCAGGGTACTGCTGCTGAGACTGTTCTTAGCAGTGAAGCCTTTAATCAAGTAGTAAATAACTTAGTAGAACAATCGTTCCAAGCCTACGTCACATCTAACCCAGATGATGACAAAGGCCGAACGGCTGTCTACTACCAGTACCGTGCATTACGTGAAATTATCGACACCTTGAAACAATGTGTTGCTGTGCGTGATGAAATTACAAATAGAAATGATAGCGAAAACCGCTCAAAAGAAGAGGAATAGACTATGTCATTTGATAACGTCAACGATAGTTCCAAATCTAACGAAGCAGCTGACTTGAATGTTGATGATGCTGCAGAAGCAATACTTGGAAACTGGGAGGACCCTGAAGAGGTATCCGAAGAGAACCAAGAGGCAACAGAAGAAACTACCGCTGAGACTGAGGTAGATGAATCTGTCGAAACTGAAGATGATACTGAAGAGTATGAGTCTGAAGAGGACGATGAGGACCCTGTAAATGAAGAAGACGAAACCGAAGAAGATGAAGACCAGGACGAAGACTCCGAAGAGTCAGTCGAAGAAGACGAGCAGCAAGAAGAAGAGCTCGTACTAGAAGACGATACCCTGGTAGAGATATCTGTCGATGGAGAAGTCAAACAGGCATCCGTCAAAGACCTAAAAAGACTGTACGGTCAAGAAGCATCTTTAACTAGAAAGTCTCAAGAAGTTGCATCACAGCGTAAAGAGGCAGAAGAAAGTCTACAAAAAGCTGATGCATCCCTCCAGGCAATGCTCCACCGAGCTCAAGAACGATTTAAGCCTTATCAAGACGTTGATATGTTAGTTGCTAGTAAGCAAATGTCAGCTGAGGATTTTACAGCGTTGAGAGCAGAGTCGAAGCAAGCCGAGGACGATTATAAGTTTCTTACTGAAGAAGCCGATAAGTTCTACGGATATGTACAAGAAAAGCAACAGACTGCTAAAGCTGCAGAGGCTAAAGAATGTCTCCAAGTGCTACAGCGTGAGGTTCCAGATTGGAACAATGCTCTTTATAACGATATCCGACAGTACGCTATTTCCCAGGGATTACCTGAAGAGTCAGTCAATCAATACGCAGACCCCAACGTCATTATGTTGTTGAATAAAGCACGTATGTTTGACCAGACAAAGAAGGTAGCCACTGTGAAGAAGGCTAAGGCAGCTAAGAAAGTCCTCCGTTCCAAGAAAGCACCTCCAACAAAGGCTGCCGTTAAAAAACGTGAGCAGCAAAAGAAAATCGAGGCAATGCAAGCAAATGGTAACGACCTGGATGTGATAGCAGACGCACTAATGTCTAACTGGCAGTGATGCACTGTTTTTAATCTCATTTTCCATTAAGGATATTTATTATGGCTACATTACAAACCTATGAAACTGTTGGTCTAGCTGAAGACGTAAGTCAAAGCATTGCTAACATTAGCCCAAGTGCTACCCCTTTCCAAACTCTAATCAAGAGTGAAAAAGTATCTGCTCGTACATTCGAGTGGCTTGAAGATACGCTACGTTCTGGCTCTGCTACAAACACCTTAGCAGAAGGCGGTGATGCTTCTGTAACTGCTGTTACTCAGCCTACTGTACGTGACAACCGCACTCAGATTATCAGTGAAGCCTTCAAAATTGCAGGTACTGTTGATGCTGTTAAGACTCATGGTCGTGCAAAAGAAACTGCATACGCTCTAGCTAAAACTTTGAAAAATCTAAAGCTAGATGTAGAAGCAGCTATGGTTGGTCATGCAGGTTCAGGTGCTTCAGGTTCTGCTGCTGTTTCTGGCGGTGCTGCTGAAGTAAACCGTCAAATGAAATCAGCTTCTAGCATGATTACTACTTCGGTAGCTTGTACAGATTCAAACGATGCATTGACTGAAGCAGACGTACTGACTCTACACCAAGACTGCTACAGCGCAGGTTCTGACCCATCTGTACTTATGATTGCTCCTAAAGATGCTTTAGGTGTTAAAGACTTTGCTACAGGTTCAAGCAAAACTCGTGACTTTGGTAACAGCAAAACTGTAACAAATGCGGTTGAAGTACTTATAACTCCATTTGGTACTGTCAGAGTCCTTCTGAACAGAAATCAATTAGCTACTGAAGCTTATTTGATTGACCCAACAATGTTTAAGCAGTGTGTATTACGTCCGTTTAGCCGTACTCTTTTGGCTAAGAGTGGCGATGCTGATACTCATTTTGTATTGGGTGAAGTTAGCTTGAAGCACAGCTCGTTTGCTGATAGCGGAAAGATTACTGGTCTTGCAGCATCATAAGACTGGTTAACTGATTGTGGGCAGGGGAGCGGTGGTTGGATTGTGCTCTCCTTGACAATCGCTACTCCCTTGCCCGCTTTTTATCTATAGGACCTCTAATGAAAAAGTTTGACGAAGTAGAAACCAGTTTAATTCTGGATACAGACACTCGTAACTTCAACTTTAAAAAAGAACAGCATATCTCAAATGATTTCATGGACAGCATTAAGATGCAGCGTGAAAACTCATTTGGATTACTAGAAGGCGAGATGATGAGTGTAGCCCAGGTTCCTGCCCTGGTATACGAACGATGGTTGAAAGAAGGTTTTGACATTATGAAAGAACCTGCTCATGCCATTGTTGCTCGATTGAAACAAGAAAACCTCGATGGGTTTTTAACAACTAAGAAGAAGGTATAACTAATGAACTATGGAAGTATTCGCTCTCACTTTAAAGCACTGCTGAACCGCAGTGATATCACAGATGCCTTGGCTGACACTTTCATAGACCAGGGGATAGTTCGTATTCAGCGTTCACTGAGAATACCTATCATGGAAAAGATATACGAATTTAATGTCACAACTACCATAGATTCTATCGTAGTACCCGATGACTACCTGGAAGCAATATCCATATACCACGATAAACATGAGCTTGAACGTGTCCCTCTTGGAGATATGTTAGCTCTAAAAGACAACGGTAACTCAGGCATCCCACGTTACTTTTGTAGGCAAGGAAACAAAATACTAATGAGTCCTGAGCCTTCTAAAGGAACTGTGTCTATTAACTATTACTCAGAGTTTCCTGAGATGACTACAGACACAGCCGAAAACAGCCTGGCACGAGTTGCAAGTGATTTGATTATCTATGCAGCCTTAGTCTATGCAGGAGACTATTTCTTGGATGAAAGAGCCCAGGTGTTTGACCAGAAGTATATGTACTTCATGACTGAGCTACAAGAACAAGCCAATGTTGCTGAACTGTCAGGAACACTCCAAAGAATGCGCCCATCATACGAACTTTAAATTGCGAGGAAGCAAATAATGCCTAAGACTTCTTTTTACTCTGGTACAGGTATTACCTCAGAGAAATCCGATGCAGTCGAAAGTTCTGCCAATGCTGCTGCACAATCTGCAGCCGATGCTGCAACCTCAGAAGCTAATGCAGCCCAAAGTGAAACTAACGCTGCACAATCTGCAGCCACTGTACTTAGTCTTACTGCCGCTACAGGTCCTGAAGGGACAAATGCAACATACAACAGCTCAACAGGAATTTTAACAGTACCTCGTGGAAACTCAGGAGTTGATGGTACTAATGGTACTAATGGAACTAACGGTACTAACGGTACAGGGTTTACAGAAGGCTTATACAACCAAGCAACAGGAGTAGTTAGTTTTAATTCTAACGATGGACTTGGGTTTGAAACCACAGATTTAAGAGGTACTCCTGGTCTTGGTTTTACTGGAGGTTCTTATGATGTCTCTACAGGAATAATTGCTTTTACATCAAATGATGGATTAGGTTTCTCCACCACAGATTTAAGAGGTGCAAACGGCACTGGTTTTACTGGCGGTTCTTATAATTCATCTACAGGTAAAGCTACTTTTACTTCCAACGATGGCCTAGGGTTTGAAACCACAGATTTAAGAGGTGGTAATGGCACTGGTTTTACTGGTGGTTCGTATGATTCATCAACAGGTATAGCTTCGTTTACCTCAAATGATGGCATAGGGTTTTCTACATCAGATTTAAGAGGTGATGATGGTACTGGTTTTACTGGTGGTTCCTACAATGCTTCTACAGGCAGAATTGCTTTTACATCAAATGATGGATTAAGTTTTTCCACATCAGATTTAAGAGGTGGCCCTGGCGATGGGTTTACTGGTGGTTCCTACGATGCCTCTACAGGTATAGCTACGTTTACTTCTAATGATGGCATAGGTTTCTCCACATCAGATTTACGAGGTGGTCCTGGCGATGGGTTTACTGGAGGTGTCTACGATACTTTTACAGGGAGAATTATATTTTCTTCTAATGATGGCATAGGGTTTTCTACTCCTGATTTACGTGTTCCAGCAGCTCCAGTAACAACAGCCAATGTATCTGCCGCAGGTGCAGCTATGCTTACAGGTGCTAGTTTTAGTGGCAATGTTGCGTCTAGTGGTAACATAAACGCAGCAGGAGAACTACAGAGTTCTACTGGACTTAATATTAGTGAAAATGGTATTTCACTGTTACAGGCATCCGCAACTGCGGCAAACGGTAGTCGTGGTTTAGGTATTATTGGAGACGTTTTTGTTACAGGCACTGTAGACGGAAGAGACGTATCCACAGACGGTGCTAAACTAGATAATATTGAAGCAAGTGCAGACGTAACGGATACAGCTAATGTTACTGCCGCAGGTGCGCTGATGGATTCAGAAGTAACTAACCTAGCACAGGTTAAGGCTTTTGATTCGTCTGACTACATTACAGCCGAACAACTTACAATAGAAAATACTGCTGAATATGCCACTTCAATAATAAATCTAAGCACTGGCACAAACACAGTATGGACTGGATTTGATACTCCTACATACAATGAAAAAAGAATGCACACAGCTAGATTTGAGATAGGGTTAGTCACTGGTACTTCTACTTATAGAAACGAAGGACATTTTTACATTTATATACAGGTTCCAAGCGGTGAAACAGCATACTCTCTTGGCACTGCTACTTATGTATCTGCTCCTGCTCAATACGGTAGAATCATTAGCTTTTCTGGAGACATTACAGATATGCTTTCTTTAGGCGGGTCAATAGGTCTCGCTTGGGATTCATCAGGTACTTTTGGTGATAGGTCAATGGAGTATTATTATTATAGCAACTCAGATAATAAAACGTATGTTCGATACAATAGTTATCCATCTCAATTAATTGGAGTTGGGGGGTCTGCAACTATTTATTTTGACCCATTTCATTTTGCATCTACTGGCTCAAACTTGATTGCAGAGCAGTACACAATAGAATTACCTTATAATAATCAAGATAGTGTAGTAACTTTACAGACTAAAATGGGTTGTGTTGAGCAGTCATTTAATTATTCTTTAAGAGCAAGAGAAACTAACAGTGGTGACATGATATCAATAAAAACAATAAGGCATAAACTAACAACGAGAAAAGTCTAATGAAAATTGGTAAATTTGTAAAAAACAGCGAAGGTATAGTTGAAGAAGTTGCTGAGACAACATCCTATGGTAATTGGGCAGAAGCAGAAGCAGCGGCAAAGATACTGAAAGCTGATAATGCAGACGATGAA